CTCAGTGGGGGTGCGCTTGCACCAGTGGTAATGGGAGCCACGACCAGTGCCTTTGTGACAGATGCGGTGATAGAGGTGACGGATACGACCCCGACTACACAGGTGATACACAAGGCCCCTGATAACTTCTTCACTCTTATAGGTAAAATTATAAATCTTGGAGGATGGGCATTAATATTAATCTTAGTAGTGCCGATGATTCTTGGATGGATATTACCCGGTCCTTTAGAAAGAAAGGGAAAGAAAAATGGCTCGTAGCATTAAGTTAGAATATCAGCGCTATGGTTCCAAACCGGAACAAAAGAAGAATAGGGCTGCCCGTAATACAGCTAGACGAAGGTTAATCAAAGCCGGGTTAAAAAAGAAAGGGGATGGAAAGGATGTTCATCATAAAGACGGTAACCCAAGAAATAATTCCCCAAGTAATTTAACAGTGGTTAGTAGAGCCAGCAATAGAAACAAAAGCCCCGGTAGACCTAAAGGAAAAAAAGACAGCACACCAAGGAGAAAACGTGGCAAAAAAAAGTAAGTTTGCAACAATCTGGACTGACCTAATGAGTCGTCGAGTCGAGGGTTTGTTTGATCAAGGCGGAACTATCGTGGAAGCGTCTCGTTTAATGGGTATTAATCGGTCCACTTTTCACAGATGGGCAAAGAGCGCAGATAAAGAAAAGCAGAATTTTAGAGAGGTTGTTGAGATCGGAAAGGAAGCGGCAGAAGCTTGGTGGATTCGACAGGGTAGAGAGAATCTTGACACAAGAGGTTTTAATCATGGCCTCTGGTTAATGAATATGGTTAATCGTTTTGGTTGGACTTCTTCTCATAGCCGAAAAGAAGAGAAAAAGGAAATTGCTCATTCGGGAACTGTCGAGGTTAAGAAGAAAGTAGATGTGGACGCTATTCTTGAAAAGGCTATTAACATGGGTATAAAAGAAATGGAAAAGAGCATTCATTAGGGGGCGTAATGATTTCGACAGGAACAAAGGTTAACTCACTTTCTGGACAGGGGTTTGATTCCCCTCGCCTCCACCAAAGGGTTATTATGAATATAGGAGTATGCTGTTATGCCTGAGCAAGGAGATTTTGGGGGCCCATCTTTTGGAGGAAATCAGGGTAGTCAGTCATCCGCTGGTGGCGCTGATCCAACTGTTAGTTTTGATTCTCCAAATGCAATTGATGGAATGGCTAATGCTTTAGATAATGCCGCAAATGCTATTCAAGGTTCAGCTACATCCAACAACCAAGACCCCATGGGCTCCGGCATGGAAGGATGGGGTATGGATACAGACCCTTCAGGCCTTGGCTATGGTGGTTATGGTAGCGGCCTGAACAATGCTTCACCTTCCGTAAGTTTAGATAGTCTTGGCGATCAACCCTCTTTAGGCGAGCTTTCTGCGGCTATAGGAATTGACCCATCTACTCTTAGGTCTGTTAATCCTTTAGATGACCCTTCAGGTCTTAGCTATGGTGGTTACGGCAGTGGCCTGAACCTCGCTACAGTTGAGCAAGAATCCCCGGGTCAAAAGGCTGCCGCCTTTCTTGATGACTTTAATCAAGGAATGCAGTTTGACCCGTCAGCGGCCCCTGTAGGTGTAGGCACAAATCAGAGTGCAGTAGAAGCAGCTTTCAGCGAAGCCCAAAAAGCCGAACAGGAACAGGCGGCCTACGAAGCATGGGTGATGGACACCTATAGTCCCCCCACGGCTGTAGGAGGGCCCCAAGTTGGAGCGTGGAATAACCCAAATACTGCTTGGGAAAACCCTAATAATCCTTTAGATACTGTTGAAAATACAATGCGCTCCCCCGCTCCCGGATTAGCATTTGGTGTTAATTCTGTCGAAGAAGCGATGCGCTCCCCAACACCCGGATTAGCATATGGTGTTAATTCAGTGGAAGAAGCAATGCGATCTCCTGCTCCTGCTTATGCAGCTTGGGAGAATCCCAATAATAATTTGAACTGGACCGATGGGATCGTTGCACCCCAGTTTGATCCGGTCATGGCTCAGAAACAAGAAGAGATGAACACGGCTTATGAGACAGCCAAATATTCCCCTTTAGAAAGTCCTCTAGAATCTATTTATGAACCCGCTCCTAAATACGGGCCCAAGAAGAGTGAAGAAATGTATCCCGATCATGCTAAGAAAGCAGCGATGGCTGGAGTTGCGAGTATTAAATCAATGTTTGATGGATCGTGGCAAGGTTGGATTGATGATATCAATGAGGATATGGAAAACCGTGGTATTGCGTTATCACACACACTAGACGGTAAGGCTCCCAATGGAATCCCGTTTGGTCAGGAGGGAACCAACTTATCAGGCAAGCATTCTGCTGCTGATTGGGCAGAATACAACCCCATGTTTTCTCCTGATGAAAATGGTATTCCAGTAGATGAGAATGGAATTGCTATGCCGGGGACCGAGAAACAGGCTCAAGCAGGATTGGGTGGTGTTCTCCAAGGGTTATGGGGCGGCATGTTAAGCGGGTTAGCCGGATCAACCACAAGTGGTGTGGTAGACCCGACTACTAATGAAAATATACCGGCCAATATAAAACAAGAACCAACTGGCCCGGGAGACGCTGAAGGCCCAGAGTATCCTCTTGACATAATGCGATCTATATATCCTTGGGCTGAGTCATTGCCTGATTCCGTTCTTTTTAATGCCATTAGGTATCCGGATTATTTAAGGCTTCTTATAGAAGCTGACGCATCTGGAACAGAACTTCCATTGGTAGTTCCTAAATGGATATTAGACGGGGAATCCGCTCCAGTAACATCCACTAATACATCTACATCCACGGGTACTAACTGGATTACAAATCATCCTGCTTTGAATATACAAAAACCACCCCCGGGTTGGGGTGTTCCAACTTGGTAATTTAATATGCCTATTAAAAAAGTTAAAGGCGGTTATAGGTGGGGGAGCAAAGGAAAGGTTTATAAATCTAGACAGGGCGCAGAAAGACAGGCTCGCGCAGCTTATGCCTCTGGATACAAGAAAAAGAAGTAGGGTGCTGGTGTGTTGCCTGTTATAGCAAATAGCGTCAGACATAAGAATAATAATGCCGATGCTGCACAAAAATTTGCTGAATGGGCGCACACTGCGCCCTTTGAACTTGTTCTGCTGGCATATGCTGATTGCCATGATGATCCTAATATTGACGATTCTTTCATTAGGACTCTGGGTCAGTTGGACCGTTTTTATCTTGGTGTCTTTTTGTGTAACCGCCATGATATGGTTCATCCGTGGATTTATGAAAGATGCAGGGAAGTAGAGTCTTCCCCAGATAGCCATTTAGATTTATGGGCGCGGTTTCATTATAAAAGTTCAATCATTACTTTTTTGGGCACTATTCAGGAAATCTTGTGTAACCCTGATATAACAATAGGATTGTTATCGTATTCCGCTAGACAGGCAAAACCGTTTTTACGCCAGATAATGCAGGAATTCGATTCTAATGAAAAGCTTAAACAACTCTATCCTGATATCCTCTGGAATAAGCCCAGACTTGAGGCCCCCAAATGGGCTGAGAACGAGGGTATATGTGTTAGGAGATTTGCTAACCCGAAGGAACAAACTATTGAGGCTCACGGACTTGTGGATGGTCAGCCTACTGGACGACATTTTGATCTTATTATTTATGACGACGTAGTTGTTCAAGATGCTGTTAACACGCCAGAACAAATAGCAAAGACAACGCTCTCTTGGGAATTGTCATTAAACTTGGGGTCAACCCATAACCCTCGTTATCAATATGCTGGTACTCGATATTCTTATGGGGACACTTATGGGACCATCCTTCAGAGGGCTGCGGTAAAACCAAGAATACATCCTGCTACTGTAGATGGAAAAATGGAAGGAGAGCCTGTCTTCCTTCAACCCGAGAGATGGGAAGAAATAAAGAAGACAACCTCTACTTATATAGTCGCTTGTCAACAGCTTTTAAATCCTATTGCTGGTTCGGACGTAGTATTCAAAGAAGAGTGGTGGAATGAATGGGAGATTCGTCCTTATACTTTAAATGCTTATATAATGTGTGATCCGGCTCATTCCAGAAAGAAAGGGTCGAACAGAACAGCTATTGCTGTGGTTGGAGTTGACGCGAATTATAATAAGTTTCTTTTGGATGGGGTATGCCATAGATTATCTTTGTCAGAAAGATGGGAGGCTTTGAAGATGCTTAGGACGAAATGGAAGACAGCGCCGGGAATAAGGGAAGTTAAGGTTGGATACGAGAGATACGGGGCGCAGTCGGACATAGAACATTTTAAAGAAATGATGCGTATTGATGGAAGTTCTTTTCCTGTGTATGAATTAAACTGGACAGGAGGGGGTGGGTCACAATCGAAGAGGGACAGAATACAAAGATTAGAGCCTGACTTAAAAGATGGCTCCTTCTTTTTTCCTTTCCCTACAGATCAAGAAAAATTGACTTCTCATCAAAAAGATTATAAAATACAGAAGAAGGAGTTTTTGATTTCTAAAAAAATTCTAAGAAAGAATGAAGAAGGAAAGGTGTATGATTTAACGGATTGGGTTAAAAGAAATGAGTACCTGTTATTTCCCACCATCCATCCTGATTTTTTAGATGCTCTTTCTAGAATATATGATATGGACGCAATGCCTCCAATATCTAGAACAAGGCGCTCATTAGAGCCTGAAGCCGAGGCAAGATATTAATGAGAAAATTTAGAATTGGTGGAAGACGAACGGGGCCACCACGAAGAGTTTCCTACCGTATGACTAATGGGAAGAAGTTCTATGAAAAAAGCCCAAGGACTTTCCCTTATGGGAACATGCCTTATTTTCAGGATTACTATATAACCACAGGATATGTGAGTGACGCATAATGGCAGAAATTACATTAAGAGAAACAAAAGGATCGCCTTTGACATTTGCTGAAGCAGATGGCAATTTTACTAATTTAAATGATGACAAGCAGGAGGCGATTCCTAATTTAGGTGTCGCTTCTTCTGCGGATATGGCGGCAGATAAGATATCTTTTTATGATACATCAGCAGGAGCAACAAGGTCAATTCTGTTTGATAAAATTACCGCTTTTACAGAAAGAACTTTAGTTGTTAAATGTGTTGCTGATACTATTGGTCCAACTGTAGGAAATGGTATTACGCATGTTACAATACCATCTACATTGAATGGGAAGAATTTATATAGCGCTCAGGCGCATGTGTATACTGCTGGGACTGGAAGTTTAACTACAGTTCAATTGCATAATCTAACCGATGGTCAGGATATGCTTTCAACTGCTATAACTATTGATTCAGGGGAGAAAGATTCTTCCACAGCCGCTACCCCATCTGTCGTAGGCAGTTATGGTGGAGTTTCTACTGCCGATGTCATCAGAATAGATGTTGATATTGTGGCTACCAATACTTTGGGTCTAGAGATAAGAATGGTGTTCAGTACATGAGTCTTCAGATAGGAGTGCATTCAGAACCCCCATTGGTTGGTGTTGAAAAATTGCATCCAATACCGGAAATTATTTGCAGCGTTAACGAAGATAAAGATAAAATAAGAGATAATATAAAAAACAATATCAAGAGAGGATTACCTCAAGTCCGTCCTTATGAAACCCAGTGGGATAGGGTGGTTGGAATAGTTCTAGGAGGCTTCACATTGAAGGAAACTTTTCCTGATCTTTTAGAAAAAAGAAAGAGTGGAATGCCTGTAATTACGGTTAATGGTTCTCATAAATATTGTATGGATAATGGTCTTACTCCTTCAGGAATGGTAATGCTGGATAGCAGGGAGTTTAATAACAGATTTGTTTATCCATTAGTTGAAGATTGTAAATATTTTATTTCATCTCAGTGCCATCCTTCTGTATTTGAAAATCTTAAGGATAATAAAGTATGGATATGGC